TATATGGCAACTTCAAGCTCACTCTACACCTATAACGTGGTCATCACAAAGTTTCAGCAATTTGCAGAACAACACGCGTTAATTAGACGATTCACACACGGACAAATCGCACAGGCGGACTTGGAGAAAGAAACCGAGTATCCGTGGATGCACGTAACACCTACCGGTATTACTTTCGATAAAGGTCAACTATCGTATTCATTCGATGTTTTCTTTGCTGACCTTCCACGTGACAAAGACGAAAAAACCGAGTATCAAAAGCAAGCGATTAGCGATTGCATTTTACTTGCATCCGACTTTGTTAATATGTTGGAACAAGGTGACTTCTTTGATGAATCGGTTGTATTAAGTACACCAATTAATGGGAGTCCTTTCGTAGAAGAGTTTAGCCATGTTTTAACAGGTGTTCAGTTATCAATCGAATTAGCTGTTGACTATTTGTGGGATGCGTGTGATATTCCTTATATCGGAGAGTAATGGCTAAAAAAGTACAATACACAACCAATACACCAAGTGCAACCACTGACTATTTAGCAGCAGATAACACTTGGAAACCTATTGGTAGCGGTGGCGGTAGTCCACTAACAACCAAAGGCGATTTATTCACGCACAATACTTCTGTTGATGCAAGGTTACCTGTTGGTTTAAACACGCAAGTGTTGTTGGCAGATAGTACAACAGCAACGGGATTGAGATGGGGTAATAACACAACACCAACTCCAACGGGTTACTATGGTCAATTCCAAGATAATGTAACGCAAAACGCACCATCATCCAATGTTGGTTTGGCAATGATATTTAGAACAACGGATATCGCCAATGGTGTATCTATTGTAAGCAATGGCACGAATTTAACGCGCATAACATTTGCCAATACGGGAATCTATAACCTTCAGTTTAGTTCGCAATTTTCGAATAGTGATAATAGCGAACAGGATGTAACTATATGGCTGCGATTGAATGGTAGTGATGTAGCAGGTAGCGCAGGTTTTGTTTCAATACCTAAAAAGCACGGTTCAATAAATGGGCATATAATTACAAGTTGGAATTATTTACTTGATGTAGTAGCAGGTCAATACTACGAGTTGTATTGGAGTACAACTGATCACACAAAGGTTCAAATGCAATTTTATCCAGCAGGTTCGCCACCTCCATCCGTAGCTTCGGTTATTTTGACCGTTACACAACAAGCCGGTATTATGGCTGGAACTGGTATAACCGCTATAAATAGTTTAACAGGTGCTGCTCAAAGTTTAGTTTCAGGAAGTTCGGGCACTGACTTTGCAATATCATCGACAGGAACAACACACACGTTCAATTTACCAACTGCGTCCGCTACAAATAGAGGTTTATTAAGTGCGGCTAATTGGTCTACATTTAATGGTAAACAAGATACAATTACAGGCGCGGCAACTACAATTACAACTTCCAACTTAACCGCTTCACGTGCGTTGATTTCTGATGCAAGTGGTAAGGTTGCGACCAATGCTACAACATCTACCGAATTAGGTTATTTAAGTGGGGTTACCTCTGCTATTCAAACGCAATTAAATAATAAAGTAAGTAGCGGTGGCGGTGCATCTAATTTCTTTGTAACTGGATCAGCAACTGGTTTAGGTGCGGGTTTAACGCGTTATGGTAACGTAGCAGGGTCAACTGCTGAATCACAAGTAAGGTTGCCATTATCAAACGCTTGCAATATCAGTGATTTGTATGTTAGGACAACCGCGACAATGAACGCAAGTGCATCTTTAGCGGTTACGCTATTTAAGAACGGAAGTTCAACCGCTTTAACTTTAACCATTGCAGGGGGTTCGGTTGCAGGTACTTATTCTAATATCGCAAACTCGGTTTCATTTGTAGCAGGTGACGGTTGGTCATTGGCATTTGTCAATGCTGGATCAGCAACTGCTGCGGCAACTTCAGGACAATCAGTAAAAATTACTATATGAAGTACGTAATAAAACAACTTGACGAAGGTGTGACAATGATTCACGTGTTAGAACACAACGTGTTTTTCGCGTGGGATGAAAGTCTTGATTACGATTCTTTTCGCGTTGCATTAAATGACAAAGGAATCGAATCTTTTGTTGACTTACTTATTGACGATGCTAACACCGCTTATATAACTTTCATAAATGGCTAACCACCAAGTAACCACTTTATAAATGGCTAGTTCACCATTAAACGATTTAATCCAAAAGTTTGGTGCTGACGTTGTCGAAAAGGCAATGCAGAATCTCGGTGCGTATCGTACCGTTAAAGGAAAGAAACGTAGGGCGGTTGCGAGTGATACATTAAGAAAGTCACTTGCATTTTATTACAACGCAAAAAAAAGTAAGTTAGAGTTCTTCGCTAAAGGTAAAGCGAGTAATTATGCTGATGTAGTTGAACAGGGAAGGAGAGCAAACTCAAAACGTCCACCTATTGAAGCCATCATTCAATGGATGAAGATTAAACCTATTCGGGTTCGTTCTTTGGATGGCAAGATAGTTAAGCAAACACCCGAAAGAATTGAAGCGGCTGCGTTCAATATTGCACGTGCCATAGGTCGCAGGGGCATACCACCTCTTTATTATTGGCGCGATGCGGTTAACGAGTTAGTGGATGTTTACCAACCACAATTCGCAGAGGCTTTAGGTAAAGAAATTAAAATTGTAATTGAAGACAATTTACAAAAGAAAATAAAAGTATGATAACGACAAAAATTACAGGACTAACCGCACAGGGATCTACCGAGTTAAACGGTCTTGCATATAGTAACAATGATGTAGCTATTACAATGGCTTCGGATAACGTTGCTGAAGATGGCTTTAAATATATATTTGAGATTGGTGATAACAACGCAGGCAATACTTATTTGTTCTATGTTTCACCAAATGCCGCTTTAAATGGAGTGTTTAATTTAAAGACAATATTCAACCAGCTCACACCAACACCGATGGTTTATAATACAACCGATGTATTGGTACATATTAGTGCGCCATTGAAATCAGAATTTTTAAACGTGAATAATTTTAGAGTTCGATGTTTTGAAGGTTGGAATATCGCAGGTGTGTTTACTGAAGATGACACTGATGAAGTATCGTATCAATTAATGTGCGTGTATGGTAGCGGTAAACAAAACTTTATCGTTATGGGTACTAACGATACAAAGCCATTAGCACTATCACAAGCCTACGATAACACACTTGGATTCAATAACGGTCTAGTATCACAAGCAATTAACCTTCCTGCATCATTGCAAAGCGAAGTTATAAATTGGCAAAAGATTTCAAGGTCGAATGTTTCAGGGCAAGAAGATAGCGCGTATAGGATTCTTTCGTGGATTGCTGACGATTCAGCATTTTTAAATGAGAATTATCCATTATTGACAATTAACAACTTTCTTTTCGAATTGTATAATGAAAGCGGAACAATTATAAGTACGTTTAGCATTGCATTTGAATTAGGCAGCGCAACGTTGTATCATTTGCCAACGGGATTAAAGAACCTTATTAACGGTGGCTATATAGACCAAGCGACTGCGGACGATACGGCTTATTGGACTTTGGTAGGTGTTGACATAGATGACAACGAAGTGACCGCTAAATATGGCTACTATATTGAAAGCGACTGTAAGTATAACCCAGTTCATTTGTATTGGTTAAATCAGATGGGCGGTTGGGACAGTTACTCCTTCATTAAGAAAAACGAACGTAGTATTGAGGTAGATAAGAAACGATACAAGCAATATCTAGGTGACTACAATAATGCGACAACTGACAATCCGTTTAGTACGGAAGCTTATTCACGTTCACTAACCGAGCGCGAACCAATCGTAAAAACGTTTTTGAATTTAAATTCAAATTGGTTAACGGAATCGGAGTTCAAATATATGCGCGATTTGTTACGTTCTAAATCGGTATGGATGGTTGATGATAACGTTGACGGTTACTCGGTTGTGCCTGTTGTAGTTGAAGACAACAACTACTTAATGCGTAGAGAGAGAAACTCACGCAAGTACAATCAAACGTTGCGTCTACAAATAGCGAATGACAATGAAACGTTGAATATTGAAAACACACCTTTCCCGATTCCTGCACCTGTGGCTTGTGATTTTTACAATGTGTTTAGCAGATTTGGAGGTAGTTCAACAGTTACATTAGGCGCTAATCTTGGCAATGCTGCGAATATTGTTTGTACTGCGGCAACAAGTGGGCGTTACATTCTAGTTTCTTTAATTGACGCTTTAGGCGATACACCAATACCAGGGGAAACTTACTACGTGCGCATAGATTACAACTTTAATTGTCCATCTACTTTTGTTGGTACTGGTCGTATTCAATTAGGTGATGCTCTTACAGGCGGAGGTTCAACAACAAGTTTAGCAGGTTTGCAAAATAACGGAACTCCTATAATTGCATCTGGTGTATGGGGTACACATTCGACTACTAACAACTACTTTAGATTGACACTTCCAACTTGGTCAGGTGGCGCAACGGTAACAGGAAATATTTATGTAACGGTTGGATTTGGTAATTGTCCTTAATAACAACGAATGGAAACAGCATTAATTATATATAGTCAAGGCGATAACGTTCCTACGTTGGTTGACCTTTACGAAAACGAAACAATTTCACTACAGTTCAACTTTAGTGACATCAAAGATTTAAAACCGCGTGGATCGTACTCGCGTACCTTTCGCATTCCTGCGAGTGAAACGAATAGTAAGATATTCGGGTTTATTCAAGAAAATACTTTTCAGTTCGGTACATTCAATCCAAAGCGAAAATTAAACGCAATCATAACGGTTGACACAATACCGATTCTTGAAGGTAATTGCCAATTCAAGGCAAGTTATACAAGCAATGGCGAAGTCAGCGAATATGAAATTGTATTCTTTGGCAACGTAGTAGATTTCTTTAAAAACATTGGCGACAATGATTTCAAAGGTTATATCTCAACACAATTACAAACGGATTACAATTACGTTGTAGAATATGACAACATTGCAACGTTCAACGCGGAAACGGATATTTACTTAACGCTAACTGACAGAGGTCAAAATTGGGTAGGTAATGTGGATGATGCAAATTCACGTTGTATCAATTCAACTAACAAAAACGTTGTAGCAAAGGCGGGTGAGTTAACTCCATTTGTTTCGGCTCGGTACATATTCAACAAGATTATTGGGTTAAGCGGTTTTGAACTTGGAGACAACTCGGACACATTAACGAGTGAACTTGATTTCATGTACGTTCCTTGGACAAGCGAAGCAGGACAAATTCAGCAAGGTGGCGGAAATCCTGAAACCGCGAAGTTTAGATTGAACGGATATTCACCTGATGAAACATTTGTAGTGGGTGACTTTGCGAATGAAACAATCAATGGTTATACCAATTCGGTTTATCATTTGCCATTGTTAA